CCTCTTCGACGACCTCCCCTTCCTTGTCTTCTGACTCTTCATCCAGTACCCCTGCTTCTTTAAGCAAAGCCTGTAGCTCTTCCTCATCCCGCTTAATACGAGATACATTACGTTGATGTGATAGGGAATCTGTTTGTACTTCTGACATTATACTGTCCTTATGTTGGGGCCAGCGCTATTGCTGGGTAGCCTTATTGTTGTAGTTTAGTTGGTCTTACTTGTCTTCGTCGTCATCCTTAAGGCTACCGCCTTCATAGGATTTACCATCGTTAGGTGTAAATGTGTTAGCTACATTCTGGAAGAAGGTGTTTTTGCCTCCTGAAGATGCTTTAGGTGTTGGAGTGCTGTCGTTGCTAGAGCCTCCGCTGTCGTTACGTCGATCACCTGCCATTGACGCCTTCATTGAAGCGCCTTGATTGCCTACTTTACCGTCAAATCCTAGAGTGTCACCTAGCCAAGTATCACCAAAGTTGACTTTACCATCTTTATTTGTATCTCTTAGATTCTCACGCATAGTAGACTGCCCACCAAAGATGCCAGATTTCTCTACCAAGCCAGAGCGGGTGTCTTTGTCAACGTCTTCACGGTCTTTGACTAGAGTAGAATAGTAACCTTCTAGCTTAGTCCTTTCATCTTTACCCAAAGACTTATCTTTAAGTTTCTCCTCAAGACCTTTCATCATATTCCAGTTTTTAGTATGCACAGACTGACGTGCAGCAAGACCTAAGACAGGATTAATAAGACCTGCACCAGCTGTAAGACCCTTCATAAGTAGGCTATCTCGTTGATCCATAGCCTTTTCGTATTCACCTAAAGAAGCCTTGGTCCAATCCGTCTCAGGCTTAGGCTCAACATCAGGTGCAGGAGTACTATCATCACTGCCGCCAGAACTAACAACAGGTGCAGCCTCTTCTACAGCAGATCCTTGTAGAGTGTAGCCTGTTGGAATAGGTGATACAGGCTTGCCATTAACAAAGCGAATACTCATTGTTAGACCTTCAGCATTTACGTAGGTCTTGTATTCATCAGGTGCGTTGTTATTCACGTTACTGTTATAACCCTGCAGGAAGTCAGGGATTTTCATCTGTGTTACGTCACCGCCATCAGCATAACCAGATACATAACCCCCTTCATTCATCATAGGCTGTTCAGGCTCACCATCATCCACCATCTGCAACTCACTGATGTCAAACGGAAGTTCATCGTCACCCATCTCCATGCCAACAGGATCACCACCAATGCGGCCACCCTGCTCTAGCTCTTGGAAGCCTTGCTTAGCTTGAGAGCGGATGTCTTCAAAGAACTTAACACCAAAATAACGCACTACATCAGCAGGTACAACGTACTCGCCCTCGCTCAGCTGTGCAGGAATGTCATCACGTACCTCTTCAGGTAAAGAACCTGTTGGTACTTCATTACCTGATACAGGGTCAATCTCATTTGTTCGAGACGACTTGAACATCGCATCCATTTGATCACTCTGGTCCATTTAGTACATCCCTCATGTATTTCATGTTCTTGTAGGCACGGATAACACCCTGTGCACGGTATAACTCATCCGTAGCACTAAGGTTTTCCATTGATTTGTGTTGAAAGGCGATGAGTGAGTCAACATACTCGTTAAACTCATCCCATACGCCTTTATCGTTTACTAACTTCTTAAGCGACATTGCCAGAGAACCCTTGCTCACCAGGTGTAGGTGCTGTTCCTATGCCCATCTGTCCACCTCCGCCACCAGACGTGTCCTGTACGCCGCCCTGAGGCGACTGTGGGGCTTGTTGAGCACCTTCAGGTGTGGGTACACCCTGTGGGCCTTGAGGAGCCTGTGGAGGGGCTTGGAAGCCCTTAAGGATCTCAGCCTGAATAGCTGCGTCCTGCATAGAGTTAGTGACCTTATCTGGGTCAAGGTCCATAGACTTAGCAATCTCACGAATAATGTAGTCCATCTTAGCGAAAGGAGCCAATACAGGGTTCTGTGCTGTTTGTAGGAACTGCATCAAGCGTTGTGACCGTACTTCGTTAGCCATGAGGCTCTCTGTACCAGATGCACGTACTTCTAGATCACCACGAATGTCTTCATCAAAGTCAAACTGCATGTTGAACGAGAAGAATGCACGACCCATAGGGCGAATCAGGTAGTCATCTACGTTTTTAACCACAGTACGAATAGAACCGTTAGCAGCACCCATAAGCATACTAATGCCAGAAGCTGTGCGGCCCACACCAGATACACCAGTTTGACCATGAGCAAAAGAAGGGAATCCAGTAGACTCATCTGCTAATACTCGTGCCTTATCAAATAGTTGCATGTTTTCTTGTGCTACATTCGGGAACTTGGTACCGAAGATGCTCTGTCCAGGTGCACCGCCAGAACGTCGGAAGACTTTTCCTGGATGTACTGACAAGTCTTGACCTGGAACCAGGTTAGTCTCATCTACTTCAATGATAAGATTACCAGATAGAGCAGCATTGTCAATAGCCATGCGCATGAAGCCGTTCATCAACGTCTGCGTGTCATCCATGTTCTCAGCAATGCCGATACCAAAGAAGCTATAAGGGTTATGCTCGAAAGGAGTAGCGTAGTAAGGAATACGTGTAGGCTTGAACGGGTTAAGTACAAAACGTAGCACTTCACCATTACATACCCAGATGTTACAGTTTAGCTCATCCATGTCTTTGTATTCACGTGGAATCTTAACGCCATGCTCTTCCAGATGTGCTACATCAACAAAACCCCAGAACTCTAGGACTTCCCAACGCTCAGAGTCAGGCTGGACATCATCGTCCTGCATAGCCATTTCCCAGTGCTTCTGGATATAGTCAGTACCCATGTCTACAGCTTTTTGTAGTGCATCCTTCATAAAGTAAGGACGGTTCTTAAGCGCACGTAATTGCGTACGTGACATCTTATGACGTTCAATAGTGTACTCAGCGTCTTCCATAGAAGCAGCTTCTGGATCAGGGTAGAAGTTCCATAGTGAAACATGGCTAGTCTCAGGAACAGTCTTGATGATAGGGTCGTACTCGCCTGTCTCATCCCAGTTAGGATACTCTTTATCTACAGCAAATGGACCCTTCATGACACCTGTGCCAAGCAAAGCCATCTCAAATGCCATAGAGCGTAAGTGAATAGAAGCACCAGACTCATTTAGCTGGTCATGGATCTTCTTTTCCATCTTCTTAGCTGCAACCATAGCAGGGTGGAACGTAACAGTAGTACCAGCAGTGCCAGCACCCTCTACGACCTTATCTGATACTGCTTCTAGCTTATCCTTAAGTGGACCAAGGCGGTTCTTAAGATCAGCAATAGTCTCACCAGGTTCTAGCTTAGAGTCTACACCAAACAAGTACGGTTGCGCTGGGCTATCTTGTGTAACACTCTTAAGAGCATCACCTGCAGCAGCAGCGTTAGGATCAATGTTAATGTGTACAGACTCAGCTACACCGTCTGGCAGAACGGAAGGGTCTACGGTAAGTGGGAACTTGTTATTACCGAAAAGCACATCAACAATCTGGCCATAAGCAGCAAGCGTCTTAGTCTTTGTTACCTTAACGAATACCTGTGACTTTTCTGTGTCTGTGAACTGAACGTCAGGACCGTACAAACCACGGTAGTTGCGGTAAGCACGTAGCCAACGGTCTTCATCTGCACGGCGAGAATCTTCTGAACGCTTAAAGCGATCTATGACAAAAGACACAACACTAGACTTAGAGCTAAAGATTTTGTCTTCACCATCCTCAGCTGCTGTTACGTCATCCGTCTCGAATGCTAGGTCTTCTATTTCTGCCATGTTTTAGTTCCTCAATAGCCGAAGTTTTTATCTGAAGCCTGAAAGCCGCTTCGTTGTTTTGTAGGGTCATAGTCCCAAAGAGAACTGCGGGGTCTTGTCATAATACCGTAGCGTAGAGCGTCATAGAGGTGATCCTCTGCGTTAGTATCGACATCCTCAGGATTACGTTTATCAAGTGGTATAACGGGTATCTGTGCCAGTGTGTTGGTACAGGACTGCATGAAAACAAGCCTAGGCTTTTCCGTAAACTCATCTACCTGTAGACGTCTATGTATTTCGTTCTTACCTGAGATGCGTGAACCTCTTGAACGGTCTGATGGACGCCAGCGGCAACCCTTCATGTTCATTTGTTCAGCTAGGCTAGGACCAGAATCCCCTCGGTTGTGCCATAGTGAGGAGTCAAGTACTCCGTAGCGTATAGTACCGTCATCTCGCTCAGCGTCAAGTATCATATCAGCCAAGTCAGTAGCTGTAACCTTAGAGCAGTACATCTCACGATACACAACAAGCTGCTCTTCTGGTGATACAGCAAACCACAGAACGCCAGTGTAGCTTCCGTAGCCGTAGTCACACGCTCTAAACTTAGCCCAACTAGCAGGGACCTGAAAGTCTTCTACTACGTGTATCTTGCGGTTAAACTCAGGGAACGCTGCCCCTTCGTTAATGTCCCAGTTACCCTCTAGAAGCTGCTTACGCTGGTGTTCTGGTAGCGATAGTAGCATCGCCTCATAGTCACCGCCCTCAGAGAGGTAAGGGTTGTCAAACAAACTAGCAGGTATAAACCTACGCTTAAATAGAGGCTGACCCTCTTTACTGTGACCCTTCGGGTATCTAATAGTCTCACCAGTCTCTACACTTGTAGCCCAGTAAGATGTGTTAGACGGTGCAGGGTCGATAAACATCTTCTTAACCCAAGAGTGACCTGAACCACCTGGGTTGGTTGTTCCTCGCATGTACAAACCAAGCTTGTTGGAGTGTGCACTACGAAGACGTGATCTCATATAATCCCAAGCGTAAGGGCTAGACCATTGTGTAAGCTCATCGAAACCGATCCAGTTAAACGCCTGCCCTTGGTAACGGGTAACGTCAGTATCTTTGTCAAGATAAGACATCCACAAACGTCCACCTTGCGGAGAAGTCCACTGAGACTTTCGTTCAGACCATTTGATTCCTGGGATAGCACGAGGATACAACTCCTGACTCTTCTGAATTAGTTCACGTAGTTCTTCAGTGGTGTGACGTACAAGTAGGCCACTGAAGTTTGGGTCGTTTAAGCCGTGTAGCGGATCAGCTAACATGGCGTAGGATTTACCTCCACCTGCTGCGCCGCCGTAAAGTACTTCACGCTCTGATGCAGATAGGAAGTCAGACTGTGGGCCAGGGTTAGGCTTGAACACAATATCCTGTGCAGCTTCTACATTATATGGCTCAGCTTTAACTTCCGCTGGCACTGTCCTCTTCGTCTCGGAGGGTGTAGTAGCCTGTGTTGTGCTTTTCGAGCCTTTCGATTTCCTTAAGCGTTTTTTCGAGCCTTTGGGCAAGCTGGCGCTTAATTGCAGATGCTTTTTTACGTCTTCGCTCAACTTCTATTCGCTTTCTTAGACCCATGTGAGAGATACTGCGGCCTGTCTGTGTTGTCAGCCAGTTTGCCACTTCTCTGTAACTGTATTGCTTTAAGTGCTTCTTTGCAAGCGCTAAAGCATCTAGCTCATCAGGGATGGGTAGGAACAGTTGAGAGTTGTCTGGGTCTACGTAGTAACCAAACGGAACCATCCTTGCTGTAACACGTACAATAGGGTGGTACTCTTTCTGTTCGCCTTTCTTGGGCTTGGGTAACTCCCAGAAGCCTAGATCTCTTTTATAGTCGTACTTTGGCACAGTTACTCGTTCTTACCGTCCTTAGGTGGTAGATAGAAGATACCGCCACCAGATGATGAAACATCCACTTTGTCTACTTTACCCATGCCTGCACGGTCGAGCAGATCTTTTGCGGCAGCCATCTTGTCTTTGATTCCAAGTTCCGTAGGGTCGTAAAGAGCTTGCACCATAGCCATCGCAGCTTTGGGGGCAGTACGAGCAAAGTACGTACGAGTAGCTTCGCCAATCTCGTCCTTAAGTGACTCAACAATGAGCCTAGTCGGTGTATTGTCACTATATCCTGCCAGTTTCTTAGCTGCAACTACATCACCGCCAGCCTCATCAAAGAGAACCTCGATGAACTTCTGTTGGTTTTCTGTTAAGTTACGTGCCATTTGTTGTTTCCTTACAATGGGTTATCTACTAAAGAGTCGTAGGCTTTCCAGATGTCATCAATCTCAGTAGATAACGTATCAAGAGTATTACCTAGTCCATCTGTAATGGTTGTAGCTTTATCTACCTGACTACGTAAGTCCAGTAAAATCTTCTGCTGCTCTAGTATCTGTGTCATGTTTGTAGATAGAGTAGCAAGCTTCTGGTTTAGACCACGTACATCGTTGTCAATAATAGCCTGTTCTAGTGTCTGTATTCTAGACTCAAGCAACCCTGTCGCCTGTGTCATATTGCGCTGGGCTACAGTTTCTACGGAGGTAATACGTGTAGTTAAAGAACCTGCCTTAGCATCAAACGATGCAGACTTCTCAACCGCCTCAACAATACCTGCCTCTACACCGTAGAAACGCTGAAGTGTATCATATGTCCAATACACACCTCCTGCAAACGAAGAGAGGACGGGCAGTGCAACTGCTACCATCCATCCCTTGATGTTGTATCCACCTATGCTAAAACCTATATCCATTACTGTGTAGGGTACCCGCCATATTGGTTAATGTATTCACCTGCAGCATAAATCTCTTCTGCAGACTTCATGTCGTTTGTTAGGTAGCCCTGAAAGGCTGTACCATAACCTGCGTCTGCATAAGTAATCACAAACTCATCAATAGACTGAGTATACGTGATAGCAGTGTAAGTGCCAACCATGTAATTGCCCTGTGCAGCATATGAGTCTACTGTAGATGTAAGTTCGCTGCTGTTAGCAGCTGCCATAAAAGCACCTGCCTGTTGAGAAAAGGCTTCTACTGCAGTAACTGCTTCATTGTAAGTGTTAACCTCTTCTGCGTCAATGCTGTACTGATCTGTAGACACCATGTCCTGTAGGGCTACTTGCTCAGGCTTAGTATCCGCCTCAGCTGCAACTACTGTTATGGAGGTAGCCACTGCAATAACGCTGGTAGCAATTACCAAGTTATCTACTGCAATAGTCAAACCATTCATTGCTGCGGCATGTTCTTGCATAAACAACTGTTCAGCAGTCTGAGCAACTGCGTAGTCATGCTCTAGAACCATAGTCTTAGCTGAGAGGTAGTTATTTAGTTCTTCTGAAGTGATTAAACCATCATCCATAGCCCCGTCAGTAACGACACCACCGATAGCCGCATAACCTACTGCACCTACAGTACGTACATCACTATCCTTAATTCGGTCTTGGATAGCATCAATAGAGGAGATAAGATAATCAATCTTCTCTTGTCCTGTACGATCATAGTCAGCAGCGTTACTTGCTACTACGGAAGAGCTCACTAAGGCTAGGCCTAGGAGTAATGTCTTCAACGACTTCTTCATCTGGGTATTCCTCTCCAATTCGCAGTAGACTCTTCCAGAAATCCTCATCCAAAGAGTAGCCTACAATGTAAAGCGCTGGGCTTTCTCTGTACTTACTTATTGCCTGCTTACCCATCAGTAGACGCCCTGTAAGGCTGTCATTGATAGGGCAGGGTGTGTTAGCCAACATCATACTTCTAAACACAGAAGCATCTTGGCATAATACTGAAATAGCTGACACTTGCAGACCTAAACCACCAACCTGCTGTGGTGCACCTAAAAGCCTAGCATTCTTCCTACGGTTACAAGGCTCGTCCTGAACGGTAGCCCCTGAACTAAAACCCAGTACACTTATCTGTATACCTGCACTCTTACTCATCAAACAAGAATCGTTTCCACCCGCACCCATAACAGTGGGAGCAATGGCTGACATTACAGGAGCAGCAGACCCTGCGCCAGTAGCGTTGTAGTTGTTAGTAACAGTCTCATCCGTATTGTTACTATCTATGGTAGAGTTGTCATAACCATTAGAGAAATCACCAACTACATCACCACCCAGCGCAGTCGTCGCCAATAGTAACACGAAGATCAGGGTCTGAACACATAAGCTGTAAGGCTGCTTCAGGCTGACCGATGTAAGATAGTGTTTGAGCATCTAAGTTCCGTTGGCATTTCTTATTGCTGGGAGGGCAAGACAGAGGCATGACAACAGATGAGTTGCTACAAGAAGTAGTTATACTCAAACAAACCAATAAAGCAACTGCTAACTTAGGTCTTACGGAACCTAGCTTTAATCTCACCACGAGTAGTACCTATGTCTCTTAGTTGGTTGTCTGTCATGTTTGTCAGAATGAAGTAGTCTGCACGGCGTTGTTGGTATTCCATCAGTGCAAGTACGATATTGGCAATCCAAGCTTTTAGTTTCTCTAGCATTGTGTATTCCTATGTATATACGAAGCAACGAAGTGTTACTTCAACGTACATAGTTATACGCAGGTACTCCCAGACTAGAATTGCTAGTTAGGAATACCCGTTATGCTTAACCTACAGGGCTAAATAGTTCTGTTACCGTGACAATAGTGTCTAGATGGCCTGCACTGGCAGGAGTCACTGTAATCTTGTCACCAGGCTGCAGAATAAGGTCAATGTCATTAAAACTTAGGTAATCACCCGCTGCAATGTTCTTACCCTTAAGAAAGTGTGAAGAGTACGTGTCAGCAGCTACATACCAAGCAACCTCAACATCAGAATTACCACTACCGCCATTGACTACATGGATAAAAGTTACCTCTGCACTACAATTAGGCGGACAAACGTATACATCCTCTGTAGCGGTACCTGTGTTGTGACCCCATACAGACTTCATACGTGCTGATTTGCTTAGGTAACTAAGTGACATTAGACTTCCTTAGCTGGCTTCTTAGCCTTCTTAGGTTTAGGCTTAGGAGTAGCCTCAGCAACACGACAGATCTCATTAACATTAGCGTCTTTGCTCTGTACGTTACCGTAGTTGTCTTCACCTGCTGATTGGTTGCCGTTAGCATCCCAAACATAGCCATGCTCATCTACACGGTAGCCTGCAGCTTCTAGAGCAGCCTGATATTTGTGGTAGTACTTCATTTCTTTTTACCTTTAGCTGTTTTAGCTGTTTTAGCTATTGTTGTATAGTGCCATTACCACTTAGCCTTATCAGCCCAGTAAGCTGCACTCATCTTACCCTTAGCGATGTTCTTACCGTGACGGGCTTTAAACGATGCACGTTTCTTCTTCATCTTGTCGGACTCACCAGCCTTAGGTTTACCTGCAGTAGAAGCACCCTGCTCACCAAAGCGGATAGTCTTTATAGTGTCACCATCCTTCGCTACAACAACGTGAGACTTAGTTGGGTGACTAGGGGTGCGCTTAGGCTTGTTAAAGCCTTCTACGCCAACACGGGTGAGTCGAGGGTCTTTAGCCATTACAGATTCCTGCTTGTGATTAGTATTGGCACCCTAGGTAGGACTCGAACCTACGACAATTCCGTTAACAGCGGAGTGCTCTGCCAGCTGAGCTACTAAGGTGTATTTCGTGATAAATAGCAGGACAAGAGGTGCTTTAACCTTATGGCTGAGGACGTACCTTAAACCATATCCCTAATTACCTTGGCGACGATCAACCCGCCCTCACAGTGTAAACATTCACCGTTATTCCGCCTAGTGTGACGGATGGTTTCAGATGTTGGCAAAGGTATAAGGAATCGAACCCTAGTAATCGGTTTTGGAGACCGTTGCTTTTCCACTAAGCTATACCCTTGTACTTCTTGGTGCCGCCACGAGGATTTGAACCCCGGACCCTCTGCTTACAAGGCAGACGCTCTACCAACTGAGCTATAACGGCATTAACTTTTTTTGTAGTTACTTCTTTTTAGCTTTAGCTGTACGAGGAAAACTACGGTTATTATTTTTTGTCTGAACACGAAGGTTAGACTTCTTGTTATTCTTAGGGTTGCCATCCTTGTGATCGACATCCTTGCCGTCACCCTTCTTAACTGCACCACTCTTAGTCATCTTTGCTCTAGCAGCATTACGAGAAGCACGTTTCTTCTTCTGGTCAGGCTTACCTTGGTAGTTGGCATATTCTTTCTTGTAGTCACGGGGCATCAGCGTATGGCCTCTTTCTATCAGGGTCTAACACATCCTGGCGCTTCAACATACCCTCAAGGTACATAGCACGTTCAATGTGATCTAAGGTATACTTAACTCCAGTGTCAGCCTCTATAGCAGCACGTACATAAAAGACGTCACTACGAGGGATATGTACACGTTGGAAAGCTCTGCTGTCATTAGCAGCTAATGCAGAGTAAAACTCTTCTATTACACTATCTGATGCATGTAGTTTTACTCGGCTCATAACAGTTGTCAACACAAATGATTAAAGGGGGTGTTTAGGTATGTGCCGCAAACTACGTATGAGGAGTTTTGAGGAGAGAGAGAGTGTCACAGAGTTTACGACACATACCAAGAGTAACACAAAGGAGGGAGAGGAACTCATGCATTACTTAACAACAAGTGTAATACGAATGTAAGAGAGTGTCAACAGGGTAGAGTAATACTCTTAAAGCAACGCTAACCTTTGTGTAAACTAGAAATAAGCAATACGAATGAGATAGTGTTACTGTAGAGTATTACTCTTAGAGTTAAAACTCTTCCTATGTCCACTGATCCTTTTGTAACACTCTTTATCTAAGTATTACTCTTTCTTAGTTATTACTTTATTTATTAGTTTTAACTTAAAGAGTGTTACTCTCTACTCTCTATTGATAGTTATACAGTTAGCAAAAAGGCAGTCAACCCATAAAGCGACATCAGATCTCGTATTACACTAAAAAGTGATGTAACTGTAACATACTGTAACATATTGTTACCTCATAATAGAGTACTACTCTCATCTGGTCTTACTTTACTAGCCGCAATAGGTCCAGTTTTACTGAGAAATGGTATACATCCTGCAAAACACCCCTGCTTGTACATGAATGCAGAAACACCCTTGTATTGCAGGGTACAAAAAACCACTTCTGTGTAGATATACGTATACAAGTAACGTATGGGGTGTACGTGGCGCTCGCCCGCCCCCCTTTAGTGGTACTATGATACCTCTTTTCAGGGTGTGTTCTGCTTTAAGCTGATCAATAGGGTGTAAAGCACTGTTATTGTTGTACTTTTATACTGATACAACGTCATTTATTTAGCAAAAAGCGTATAAAGCCAAGCTTAATTGAACGTGTGTTCAGTTAACCATAACGGATGTACGAAACACACAAATCTTTCCAAAGTAGTACACCCCACAACAACGACACCCAATGCAACGGCTCAAACGGCACAACTTTTTATTGCTAGTATATAGTCAAAGCGTTTTGGTGGTGATCCAGGTGATTCGTTTTGGTGGTGATCCAGGTGATTCGCTTATGTTTTAGCTAGTGATCACGCCGCTATTCTAAGTGAAACAATGGCAATCAATGCAATAAGTACAACTTTTATCATGCTGTAACCTATTGAAAGTATTACATAACCCAAATTAATGTGCAAAACATGCATCTTTTTGCTTGTACTCTTTCTCGATATGCTTTTTAAGTTGCTACATCGAACGGCACAACGGACTAGCCGAAACGATACGGGTTAAGACCTAAGCATCACGGAACGGGCGGCGAAGCCTAAGAGATGGCGGAGATGGTTTAACTTATGAGGGGATTAGTCACCCCGACGTTGTTTGAAATTGTTGGCGGGGTATTGCTACCCCATTTAATCCACCTAGGGGCAACCCGATAATGGTTCGTTAATATATAAGTGCACCGACACCTGTAAGCCGCTAAGCGCATGGGGATGAAGTTGGTGCATCAATATCTTAACCTAATGAGGAATAATATCATGCTTAAATCATACCGTTTATCGTTCTACACTGAATTAGGTTCCTATATGGGTTGGATACCGTGGGCGCACAACTACATTGATCCTGAAGTTATTAATTGGATACATTCCGGTAATGCAATCAAGTTCAACGGTAACATGTTCACTGACATAGATGCACTAGCTGCAAGCATTAAAACTGAATTAGATTGATTTAGAAGGTTAACCCTACGGGGTTATCTCACTAAATTAATCTCAATAGGAGAATACTATCATGACCAACTATAAGCTTATCGGCGTAGGTACTAACGCAAAAACTATCAAAGGTGACGGCTCAGAATACCTAACTGGCATTGTTTATATGACGCCATGGAAAGTTATGGTAGATGGCAAATCATTCAACAGTTGTAGCATGGCGGAACAAGCTGGATGCATTGAGGGGTGTTTAAACACTGCAGGACGTGGCGCAATGAACTGTGTGCAAGCTGCCCGACAACGCAAAGCTGAATGGTTTTATCGTGACCGTGATGGTTTCATGACACAACTCATGCAAGACATTGCTAAGTTCCAAACGTATTGCAACAAGCGTGGCATTCAGCCTGTCATTCGTTTGAATGGCACGACAGATATTCGGTGGGAATTGGTTAAGCTTGATGGCCTGACTATCTTTGAATTGTTCCCACGGGTGGCATTTTACGATTACACCAAGATTGCTAATCGCAATACGTCACACATTCCAAACTACCACCTTACTTGGTCCTACTCTAATGCATCGCCTAAGTATGCAGCGATGATGCAGACCGCTTTAGATCGTGGCATGAATGTGGCAACAGTATTCCGCAAGGCGTTTGACTATGCCAACACTTGGATGGGCTTGCCAGTGATCAACGGCGATGCGGATGACCTACGTATCCTAGACCCTAAGGGCGGTCACATTGTTGCCCTATACGCCAAAGGTAAGGCCAAGCGTGATACGTCGGGTTTTGTCGTAGACGTAGCAACAGCATAAGGGGAATACTATCATGGACGTTCAACAGTATGTAGAAGACAACCGAAGGTATTTTACCTTCTGGTCCACTATCAACAGTGAAGAAACCCAATTCGAGTGCGATATGGGCCAAGATCCTGTTGGCGCTAAGATGGAATGCATCGTCATGACAGGGGTGCACAAAGGTGAAACAAGAATGTTCCCTTCGCTAAGTCTGCACACCCTATGGGAACAACAACAGGAAGAAGAGTAACATGACACTAACAGTAAGATCACGACGTGACCAGAAGCACGACGTCTACTTGAGTATGCGTGAGGCTAACGGTTCGGGCTTAGGTGGCAATGAAATAGAAATACGTAATAACTCTTGGAACGGCTTTGCGATAACATTAGAAAACGACGATTTCTGTGTAGACATAACACATAAGACAGCAACAAAATTATTTCGTGCGTTAGCTGGGAGTAGTAACGCAGAATATTTCTTGTATACGCTATTTCGTAAGCACCTAGACGAGGTACACTACAAAGAACTGTGGACAGATCTAGGACAAAAAGAAGAGGGAGAGCAACATGGTATATGAAATCCGAACACGTGCGAGGCAGTTAGAGGTTGTTCGCACGGCGAGAGCCAAGGCTTTTGTGGATAACTATAAGATGAACGAGGGCTGTAACAGGTGCGGCTTTGATGCTCACCCTGTGGCCTTACATATGAACCACATAGACCCCAAGACTAAGCTTAAGAGTGTTGCGCAGTTAGTTAAGAAAGGGGTGATGGACACAATAAAGACAGAGTTAGCTAAGTGCGAAGTTCTTTGTGCAAACTGCCACGCTGTTCATACGTATGCAAACCAACATCATAGAGAGGTCACGCCATGACCCTATCACATAAACGCAAAGAACGTCTGCGTAAGCATCGCAATCAATCAATCCGCTGGTTTGTACAGGATACCGCCGCCCTGCTTATCGTGGCCGCTGGTGTCTATACTATTGGCATTGTCTTAATAGGTATCGGGGAGGTACTGCTGTGAGCAAAGGACATACGATCAGCAACGCCAAGAGGTTTTGCTAAAGCAATCTGCGAGTTTAACAAAAGAGAGTACGCATAATGAAAAACACACAACACACCCTAATCCTGAAGCACCTACGTGCAACCACTGGCCTAACTGTACGGGAGGCAATGATTGAATACAGCATCAGCAGCCTGACTAAGCGCATCCAAGAGTTGCGGGATCTAGGTTACGACATTGTATCTAACAAGAAAGCACACCCTGTCACTGGGCAACGCTATGTTCGCTACACTCTACAAGCACACGACGCTTACACAGTAGAAGCAGAGGGGTAAACTATCATGTATGAACGCTACTTCGTCCTATCCCAGCGCAAACTACACAACAGCAAGGCAGGCAACCCTCGTTGGAAGTTTGTGGCAGTAGATCGCAACGGCGTGACTGTCACACTAACCACCAAATCAGATGCAAGGTGGGTGAATAAGATAACAGAGGGGTGGAAACATCGCATGATCCAAGCTATCACGCACACCACCACACGTAACACAATCATGGACGCAGCAGACCTAGCGGAGGTATTTTAAGATGATCGCCAGCAGAGCTTTAAAGGTTTATAAAATATGTAGGCGTTACAAAGAGGAGTATGTGACCACTGTTTTCAACGCAGAGGATGCTAACACGCTAGGGCTTAGACTTAACAAAGAGCAGGACATCACAGGGGTACGCTATAGAAACCTGGATGGTGCCATTCTTGCAACAATACACCGCAACAAACCAGAGCCATACGTTAGGCCATTACGTAGAAAGATATAGCATGTTTGTATTAGCGTATGCAGTAATTGTCATATACCTAACAGGCATGGTTGTTTGTATGGTTAGAGCGAATAAGGAGATCAAACGTGTCAACAGACAAAAGAAAGGGACCAAAAGATGACCCATGCGATGATTGGAGTGATCACCCAATACCTAAAACGAGTACTGATAAGCTTAAGCATCCTGCTAAATGTTCTACTGGGAGGCAGGAGCAATCAGACATTCAGTGCACGTAACCATCAGTGGAAGCGTGATAAGAAGCCAAACTTATCTATGGCTATTGACTCAATGCTTGGCAGAGGCCACTGTCTTGAGTGTTGGATAAACTGGAGAGTGAGAGTAAAATGAGAAAAGCGGATATACCCAAGAAATCAGCCACGTTGAATATGCTTATAGACTTCTACTTGGCTTCGGAGGCGTTTAAACGTCTGCGCCCTGCTACGCAGAAAGACTATGAGAACAACCTTGCAGCTGTACGCACTACCGTAGTTGAGGGTAAGGCACTTGGGTTATACCGCAACCAATACCTAAAGGTGCGCCACCTCACAGAGGCATATGAACAGTGGCTGCAAAAAGGTGTACGCACTGCAAACTATCATAAGTCTGTACTGTCTGCTGCGTGGCGTCACTCTATGCGCTACGATGTTATGACACACAACCCTATCAAGTTAGTTAAGACACAAAGCAGCAAGACCCGAAGAGTTACGTGGACACGTGATCATGTTAAGGCTTTCCTGGATGCAGCTTACAGCGACTTTCAGTATCGCAGCATTGGCCTGATCGTTCACATGGCATATGATTGGGGCCAGCGTGTAGGTGATATGCGTGTACTGACTTGGGATAATCTAGACTTAGATCAGTGCCAGCTAGACCTACAACAGAGTAAGAGAAACGCACACGTTAAGCTACCTATCAGCGCTGACCTGTGTAAGATGTTGAACGCACAGAAGGCTGACTTTGGCTATCAAGAATATGTCGCACCCCGTGTTAGGCATCGTGCAGGTGCCTACCCACCCTATGACGTTAATGAAATATCTACACATATCAATACCTTACTAGACAAAGCTAATCTACCACGTGAACTTACTGCTATGGACTTACGCCGTACAGCAGTGACTGAGATGCTAGAAGCAGGTGTTGACATTGCAGGTATCCGCCAAGTAACGGGGCACAAGAATATGCACAGTGTCGTTCCGTACATGGTCAACACATTAAGCGGTGCATCCAAAGCATTAGCAGCGAGAGGGAATGATGACGATGAACATTCGTAAATATCTTGAGAGCATGGATTTGCGTGACGGTGAAAGCCGACGACTTGCGTGTCCATCCTGCAATGCCAAGGGTACCTTCACGGTGACTAAAGAGATGGGACAGATCAAGTACAACTGCTACAAGCTAGACTGTACTGTTGGCGGCTACCATCACACTGATCTTACTGCTGCAGAGGTTAAGCTGTTGTTATCTAAGCAAGAAAAGGTCGCACCTAAGGAGCCTGAGACTATGGAGATACCTGAGTATGTTGTGCAGCCCAGCGCAGAGCACGATAAGTTTTGGCGCTTTGTTAAGCGTTGGGGCATAGCATCTACTGCACTGCTCTATGATGTAAAAGATGAACGTGTTGTATTCCCGATACACTGGAAGGGCCGCATCATAGACGCCAATGGCCGTGCTGTAGGTGGCAAGATACCTAAGTGGTATCGCTACAGTGGCAAGGCAGACTATTTTCTGTATGGATCAGGTACTACACTACTTGTAGTTGAGGATTGTACCTCTGCCATGATTGCAGCCCAGGAATTACCTACGGTGACAGCTATGGCTATCCTTGGCACGTCACTTACACCTCAGCACATGGCTAAAATAGCAGAGTATGACATTGTTGTTGTTGCACTAGATCCAGATGCTGCACACAAGACGTTGTTGTTTAAGCGAGATATTGCACTATGGACAGGTGCAGATGCAGTAGCGTTTAGGCTTGACGATGACATTAAGTATCGCTTAGATGATGACCTAGAGAGACTAAAGGAGTTACTATCATGACAGACTTACAAGACTTCCTAAAAGAGATGGGTCTGGACAAGGTTAAGCCTACCAAAGCTAAGCCTGCCCAGCGCCTACCAGATACATTCAAGGACCCACGTGATCCCCTTACAGGTGAAATACCTTTCTAATGACTGAGCTTTAGAGAATAGACAAATAAAGGATACACAGCAAAATGATTAAGTATGAAGTAGAAGTATATGCTAATGGTACTAAGTTGTGGTACTTAAACGGTAAGCGTCACCGTGAAGATGGACCTGCTGCTGAGTGGTCTAATGGTACTAAGTCTTGGTTCTTAAACGATGAGCTTCATCGTGAAGATGGTCCTGCTACTGAGTATGCTGATGGTGGTAAGTGTTGGTGTTTAAAAGGTAAGTATTTTACAGAGGAAGAACATAAAGCTAACTCTAACCCTACTGTAGAGATGACTATGGAAGAAATCTGTGAAGCTCTAGGTAAAAACGTAAAGGTAAAACAAAATGACTAAGATTAAAGTAAACTACATTGATCATTGCGGATCAGATTTAACAACAGTTAACGCAGCACGGGTGTCGTTTGGTAAGAAGAGTGAGTTTGAACTACGAGTTCACCCATCTGGTGATTATGCGGATAATGTCCTAGCTGAACGTGATACTAAGCTAATCAACTACCTAGCCAAGCACAAACACCTGTCGCCATTTGGTCATGCCTTTGCCAGCTTCCACGTCAAGGCACCCATCTTTGTGGCACGGCAGCTAGTCAAGCATAAGTTCCTACGGTGGAATGAGATCAGTCGTCGTTACGTTGACGATGAACCTGAGTTCTATCAGCCTGAGGTATGGCGTGGACGCAGTGCTGATAAGAAGCAGGGTAGTTCTAATGAGGCTGTGGATGTTAAGCCCCTTGAGATAGATGAGTTGGTAGTGATAGAAGACCCTTGCACCATGTCCACCCTCTCTCTTGACATGTATAAACACCTGCTTGAGACAGGAGTAGCACCTGAGCAAGCCCGTATGGTACTGCCACAGTCTACTATGACGGAGTGGTACTGGTCAGGTTCTCTAGATGCCTTTGCTGCTATGTGTCGTCTACGTTTACCTGCTGACACACAACAGGAGACACGTGTAGTTGCACAGCAGATTGATACTATCATGAAAGACCTGTACCCTGTGTCGTGGGTAGCCCTTATTGGAGAAACGAAATGATTAAGTATGAAGTAAAAGTATATGATAATGGTACTAAGTATTGGTACTTAAACGGTAAGCTTCACCGTGAAGACGGTCCTGCTATTGAGCTTGCTAATGGTAGTGAGTATTGGTACTTGAACGATAAGCTTCACCGTGAAGATGGATCTGCTGTTGTGTTTGCTGATGGTAATAGGTTTTGGTACTTAAACGGTAAGCTTCACCGTGAA